CTTGACTCAGACCCTTTAGCTTAAAGCGCGATCTTCCATTCACCTACCTGATTGCTAGGCTAAGCATTAGGTTGGGAATCGCGCCACAGCAGTTATTGGAGTTAGACAAGGTTATGCTCGATGCACTCGTGCAAGGGCTTAGAGATGAAGCGAAAGAGGTGAGCGATGCCAGCAACAGTAAAAGGCGCGGTAGAGCTTAGAAAAGCCCTTCGCAAGTTCACACCTGATCTAGCCAAAGAAACTCAAAAAGAAATCAAAACAGCAATTAGACCAATCAGCCAATCGGCTAAAGGCTATGTCCCAGATCGCGGAAGCGTTCTAAGTGGATGGCTACCTCGTCAAATGTCCGAGGGACGATTTCCTACATTCAACCCATCCGAGGTTAGATCGCGCATTGGTTTTAAGACAACTCCATCAAAGGCTAACTCACGAGGATTTAGAGCCATTGCTCAGGTATTTAACAAAAGCCGAGCAGGTTCTATTTACGAAAGAATGGGCAAGGTAACGCCTAATAGCACATTCGTTCTTAATCAAGATGGCAAGTATCGCGCACCTCTTAAAGGAAAAGATCGCATGCAAGGTCGCTTACTTTATCGTGCTTATGATGAGAACAATGGAAAAGCCAGAAACGGCGTTCTTAAAGCCATTTCATCATCGGCAGCGAAACTTAATCAACGAGCAAGTGTGAGAGGCTAATCATGGCAAATGTAGTCATTGATATCGCTACCGAGTTCACGGGTAAAAAAGCCTTCAAGGATGCTGAAACAGCCACAGACAAACTCACCAAGAATGTTAAAGGTTTGGCTAAAGGCTTACTTGCTGTGTACAGCGCGCAGAAAATTCTTTCCTATGGCAAGGCATCTGTTAAGGCTTTTGCAGAAGATGACAAGGCAGCCAAGGCATTAGGCACAACTCTTAAAAATCTAGGTCTTGCCTATGGCGCAAATGTAGGCACAGTCAATGGCTTTATCTCTCGCCTTGAAATGCAGACAGGTGTGCTTGATGATGAACTGCGTCCTGCAATGGATCGTTTCCTTCGCGCCACATTATCAGTCACTAAGTCTCAGGAATTACTAGGTTTAGCACTTGACATTAGCGCAGGTACAGGCAGAAGCCTTACCCAAGTATCACAGAGCTTACAGAAGGCATACCTAGGACAGACTCAGGCACTAGGTCGCTTGGGTGTAGGACTTACAAAGGCTGAACTTACATCATCTTCATTCGAGGAAATTCAAGCACGCTTGGCAACTCTATTTGCAGGTCAGGCAGCAGCGGCAGCAGATACCTATGCAGGTTCACTTGCTAAATTAACTGTTGCTGGAAACAATGCCAAGGAAACTATTGGTGAAGGTCTAGTCGATGCAATTAAGACTGCATCTGGGTCTAGCACTATTGACCCATTAGTCAATGGCATTGATCGCATTGCCAACGGAATTGCTGGACTTGCACGCGAAACAGGCAAGTTCATTGCCATTACTAAATCACTTTTTGATCCAAAGAACTTCTTCTTTAATAACTTTGACCCAGATGCCTTCAAGGGTATGGGTAATATCTCTATGTCTGTGTCTTCACAGGATACTCAAAAGGCAGACAATGCATCGCTTAAAGCTCAAAGAGCTATGACTGCATTAACTAAGTCACAAGCTGCTAACCAAGCCAAGATACTCAAAGATAAGAGATTACAGGCAGCAATCGATAAAGCTACGGCAGCACTTGCCAAGGGCAGCGATATCTTTGACCTTGATCAAATTCAGATTGCAGCAGCACTTGCTAATCAGACAGAGCAACTAGGCAAGGCAAGCACTTCAGCACAGGCGTTACAGATTGCTAACGATATTGCTCGCCTGAATGTCAAGAAGTCAATCAATGAATTAGAAGATGCAATCGCTTCTAAGGATGCCGCAGCTATCGAAGCAGCCACAAAGAAGTTGAACGAGGACATGAAGATCCTTGGCGTTCTTAGCCAGCAGAATGTTAAATTATTAGATATCAAGTCTATTCTGGACAGCCTTCTTCCAAAGGATTTAATCAACCTACAAAACCTTAAAGATGCTATTGCTTTACTTGGTCAGATTCAAGTGCCTAGCCTTGCCGCACCTAGTGCAGGTGGTGGCGGTGGCGGTGGTGGTGGCGGTGTGGGTGGTGTCTATCCAGCACAAGCTCAATCACTCATGGATTTACGCGCTGGAACAACTCCGGGTTCGCCTATCAATGTTTTGCTTAAAGAACACATCGATGAAGTCTTAAGTTCAGCTGTAATGCCAGCAGTTGATGAGCAATCTCAACGAGCTGCGATGAAATTGTTAGAAACCGGAACAATTAACGCGGGTTCTGGTTTTGATCCTGCAAGATTTAGAGCGCGTGATAACGGCGATACTATCAACATTAGCGTTCAGACAGGTATCGGCGATCCTAACGCTATTGCAGAAGCGATCGATCAAGTCCTTACAGATGCAGTACAGCGCGGCACATTGAGAGGTTATGTACCTGCATGACATGGCTTCCAGAATGGCGAGTAACAGTAGGTGATGATGTCTATACGACTGTCACCTCTGTGTCGTTTGCATCTGGTCGCTTAGACATTGACAGACAACCCACAGCAGGTTACTGCCGAGTAGAGATTGTTAATACCAATAATTCAGCCTTTACTATCAATGTCACAGAGCCAATCACTTTAGAGCTTAAAAACTCTACTGGTACTTATGTGACTGTATTCGGTGGTGAGGTTTCAGACTTTAACATTGGTGTGCGTAGCCCAGAAGAAAGCGGCTATATCACAACAGGCACAATCTTAGGCATTGGCTCACTTGCCAGACTTGCCAAGGCTATCTTTAACACAGCACTTTCAGAAGGGTTAGATGGCGCACAAATCTCGACAATCTTAGGCGCAGCTCTTAACCTGACTTGGGCAGAAGTTACACCTACTGTCACATGGGATACATATCCAGCAACACAGGAATGGGAAACGGCTGAATCTTACATAGGCACTATTGACTCAGGCTTCTACACCATGATCGCTCTAGGTGCTAGTGCTACTGCTAAATCTCAAAGCCTTGCAGATCAAATTGCCAATAGCGCACTTGGTCAGATTTACGAGGAAAAGGACGGAGATGTCTCTTATGCAGATGCAGACCACAGATCTCAGTATCTTGCAGCAAATGGCTTTACTAACATCGATGGCGCATATGCAACACCTACCTCTATCCAGTCCACAACTCAGACTGCTCGCATCCGTAACAGCCTTATCTATCGCTACGCCACAGGATACGGAAGCACATACAGTATCTCTGACGCGGACTCCATAGCCTCTTACGGACTGTTTGAGCGTTCATTCGACTCTAACATCAAGAACCTTTCAGACATCACTAATATCGCCTCTAGAGAGCTTGCCCTGCGTAAGAATCCACGCGGATCTTTGGGAGCAATTACCTTTCGCCTAGACAACCCAGATATCCCGTCTGCAATGCTTGACAGCCTTATTGGGGTTTTCTTTGGTCAGCCTATGTTGATTATTAACTTGCCTAGCAACTTGCTGGATGGTCAATTCGATGGCTTTGTCGAAAATGTGGCACTTAGAGCAACACCTAGCTTTACTGAAATGACTCTCTACATTTCAGCGACAGACTTCTCATTATCTACAACCCAATGGGAAACAGTATTGCCAGCCTCATTAGATTGGGACGGCGTAAATGCTATACTAACTTGGACTAACGCGACAGGAGCTTTAACCTAATGGCACTATCACCGAACTATGGCTGGTCTGAACCAGACAACAGTAGCCTTGTAAAAAATGGCGCAGCAGACATTCGCACATTAGGCGATGCCATTGACACTTCTGTGTGGAATGTCGGCTATGGTCAAGCTGGTAAGAATAAAATCATTAATGGTGACTTTTCTATAAACCAAAGACAATTTACTAGCGTTACAACAACTGGAACTTTTGGCTTTGACCGATTTAGAATTAGTGCATCTGATGGAACTGTTACCTATACGCCACAAACTTTTACTACTGGAACAGCTCCAGTAGCAGGATATGAAGGTACAAACTTTGCAAGAATTGTTACAACTGGACAAACTTTAGCAACAGCCAGAGCAGACCTTAATACTCCGATAGAATCAGTGAAGACGTTTGCTGGTCAAACTGTGACTGTATCTTTTTGGGCTAAAGCAGCTACTGGAACACCAAAAGTCGCGGTTGAGCTTGGGCAAAATTTTGGGTCAGGTGGTAGTCCATCAGCTTACAATCCCAAGTATTTTGGTCAAGTAACCTTAAGCACGTCTTGGGCTAGGTATTCTGTAACAGCAACATTAGATTCTTTATCTGGAAAAACGATTGGGACTAGCACAGATCAGCTAGCCGTTTTATTGTTTGTTTCTGCTGGTTCGAATCTCAATGCAAGAACTGGAACTTTAGGAATTCAATCAAACACATTTGATTTCTGGGGTATTCAGGCAGAGTACGGGTCAAAGGCAACTCCCTTCCAATTAGCAGGTGGCGGCGATCCGCAATCTGAACTGGCTATGTGCCAGCGTTACTATGCACCTGCTCAATTTGGTATCGGTCAGGCAGCAGGTTCAACCACAGTCATCACCATGAACTACAACTTACCTGTTGAAATGCGAACATCGCCAAGCGCAACATTGGTAAGCGGCACATCGGCTGTGACTTTACTAGGTACAGGCAATCAGAATGTGACAAGCATTAGCATTAACGCAAGTGCAACTCGCTCTATGGTGTTGCTACTAACTGGTACTGGTTACACATCCAATGGCATTTACACAGCAAGCCAATCAGGTAAAATCGAGTTTAGTGCGGAGCTATAAAATGGTTAAATACACATTAGAAGAAAACTGTGTCATTCGTGAGAATAAAGATGGAACTTTTACAGCCATCCCATTAGATGAAGGCAATGCTGATTACCAGCAATACCTAGAGCATGAAGCCGAAACTAAGTAAGGCAGCAGTACAACTTCGCGAGCAATTCGATGACTCGTTCCCAGATAGAGATCGGCTTTCGGATGGGTGGATCGGTGATACCCGACACTCTGCTCGCAAGTCTGATCATAATCCAGATGAGCAAGGCTGGGTTCGTGCCATTGACATCGACCGCGACTTACACAAAGGCGGGAAGCCAGACCTTATGCCAGACATTGTCGATCAGGTTCGTCTCGCTTGCAAGTCTAAGTCAGAGAAGCGAATCAGTTACATCATATTTGATGGGCGTATCTGCTCCAGCATCCTTAACTGGAAGTGGCGCAAGTACACAGGATCTAACAAACACATCAAACACGCGCACTTCAGCTTTAAGAAAGAAGCTGACGATGCTGGGGCTTTTTTTCAAGTACCTATGTTAGGAGCAAAAGAATGAATGAA